GCACCGTATGGGAGATTGCGACGCAACCGACACCGGAGGCACACTTCGCCACGTTCCCGGAGGCACTCGTCGAGCCGTGCATTAAGGCAGGCACCAGCGAGCGCGGGGCGTGCCCGAAGTGCGGCGCACCCTGGCGGCGCTCCACCTCGTCACAATCGAGCGGTTCCGGGGATCACAGAGCTGTGCCAGGGCAGAACAAACCATTCACGATCCCCAGGGGAGATTACCTCCGATCAACAACTGGATGGGAACCCTCCTGCACCTGCGATGTCGCGGAGACCGTGCCGTGCGTCGTGCTGGACCCCTTCGGCGGGTCCGGCACAGTGGCGAAGGTGGCGCGGGACCTCGGGCGGTCGAGCATCTCCTGCGAGCTCAATCCTGAGTATGTGGAGATCGCAAAGAAACGCCTACGGATCGGGGAGCAACTCGACTCTGGCGTCTGCGAGTATGAAGTGAGAAGTCTCCTGATGGAGGTGTAATCTTTGGCTGACATAGTTCTCGCGGTGCCCGCGGAGGGCGCCGCATCGTTTCAGCGAGCGACAGAGGCGGCGAGCGAGGAGGTCGCGGCGCGGGTGCGCGAGTGGTCGAAGGTGACGCAGATCCTCGATGGTGTCGCGTATATCCCGCTGCGGACGGACTGGATGCCACCGAGGGACCGCCGGACCGCTGACGGGGTCGCGGTGCTCCTCGCGGGCAGGTGGCCTGATGAGGTGAGCACAGCGATCGCGGCCGGGCAGTTCGCGCGGGTTTCGGGGCGGATCGTGGCAGAGTTTTGGAAGTGTATAGCAGCATGTGGTTTATCGAGGGATGCTGACCAGGAGCAATGCCCGGCGGCTGCACCGGCTGAGACTACGGCGGAAAGGACTGATCTTAATGAGGACGGACCGAGAGAGGCGCCGGAAGAGGCGCCTGTCGTAATCCGCATCCACGCAACCCCGGTCAATCACGTCGACGGGTGGTCGTGGAGTCATGTTGTGACCGAGATCCGGCGATGGGCGGATATCTACCCCGACCCGCTGCCCGACCCGAACGATATCTCTGAGGCTGAGGCCCGGGCGCTCCTCAAGACGATCTATCAGCATCCGGCGGTGATCGCGGAGTTTGAACGACGGCGGATGGTCGCGGAGGCGACTCGGAGGGAGTATCGAGACGCCAGGACGATCCAGTACGCGATCGACGTCGGCGTTGATCTGCCCGACCCGACCCCGCCGCCGGTGGCGCAGGAGTTCCCGTGCACCGACGACGGCAACGGGGACCGACTCGTGGCGCAGTATCGGGACTCGGTCCGGTATTGCAAGACGTTCGACGCCTGGTTTATCTGGTCCGGCTCACGGTGGGAGCGCGACGAGACCTGCCGGATGCTGGCGCTTGCCAAGCGGGTCGCCCGAACGATCCATATCGAGGCGTCGGCGACCACAGACGACCGGCGCGAGAAAGTCGGGAAATGGGCCCTCACGTCGGGGATGCTCTCGCGGATGAAGGCGATGATCGCCTGCGCTGCCCCGGCCGTCGCGGTGACGCCGGAGGAGTTCGACGCCCGGCCGGAGTTGTTGAACTGCCGGAACGGGACGCTGGAACTCGATACGCTGACGTTCCGCGAGGCTCGGCGCGAAGACCTGCTCACGAAGTGCTGCGGGGTGGATTACGACCCGGGGGCGACGTGCCCGACCTGGCTCGCGCACCTCGATCTCGTGTTCGGCGGGGACGAGGCATACATCCGAGGATTCCAGGAGCTCTGCGGGTACTCGCTGCTCCAGGAGAACCCTGAGCAGATCATGGCGATCCTCTACGGCATGGGGAAGAATGGGAAAAGCGTGACGATCGGTGCGCTGGCGCGGGTATGGGGCGATTACGCCGTCAATATCGCCGCCGAGAGTCTCATGGTGCGCCGGAACGACGGCCCGCGGTCTGACCTGGCGCGACTGCACGGCGCCCGGCTCGTCACGGCATCGGAGGGGGAGGCGGGCGCATACCTCGCGGAGAGCGTGGTCAAGCAGTTGACCGGCGACGACGCGATCACCGTCCGGCGGCTCTACGAGAATGAGTTTGAGTTCCGACCCGGGGCGAAAATCTTCCTGGCGACGAACCACGAGCCACGCATCAGGGGCACGGATGAGGGGATCTGGCGGCGGTTGTGGCTGTTGCCGTTCACCGTCACAATCCCCGAGGATCGGCGCGACCCGGCGATCCTCGACAAACTGGAGGCCGAAGGGTCTGGAATTCTGAACTGGTGTATCGAGGGACTCCGGCGGTATCAGGCGAACGGTTGCAGGCTCGCGCCGCCTGAGAAGGTCCTCGCGGCGACGGCCCGGTTCCGGTCGGAGTCTGACATGGTCGGGCGGTTCCTCGCGCAGGAGATGCGAGTCGACCCGCTCGGCACGATCGAGCGGTCGGCGCTCTACAAAATCTACCTGAAATGGTGCGAGGATGAGGGGGAGAGACCCGTCAGTAATCGGGCGGTGATTAAGTACCTCAGGGAGCGCGGGTTCGGTGAGCGGAAGCTCGGTGGGGCCATGTGCTGGACAGGCATACGCATAAAGAGTGCTACGGAGGCAGAAGAAGATGCTACGGAAGGGTCATTACAGGCAGGTCTTTGAGATGTTGAAAGAGGAGATTATGGCCTGGTTCTCATCATGGCAGGAAGGGCAGGAAAAACCGGGAAGTGTTTCCAGTATGATAAGTCTGGAAAACTTTCCGGATTCTCGTGCCCTAAATACCCCAAAAGGCACGAAGGGCAGGAAGTTTCAGGAGTTCCGCAACATTCAAAGTTGGAGCCTTTCCCGGAATTTCGTGCCCTTCGTGCCCTATATACCCCAAAAGGCATTTGGGGCATTTAGTATCGTAATTTTCCCATGTGGGGGGGGTATAGGAAAAGTTACGATCCTATATGCCCCAAATACCCCAACATTCCAGGGGGTGATCTGATGCCGATCCTCTGCACTGTCGACCGGCACTTCGACACCATCGCAAATCGAGAAAGTGTTACTCGGGGCGGCGGGTCGCTCACGAGCACCTCAACCCGCGCCGTAGCGCGCCACCCGGACCGCCCTGCATCGGGCGCCATGTCACCCCGCCCCTCGCACCCCTCGTCGAATCTGGGACAATGCATGCGGGACAATGTCACCGCGGGGGCGGTCTGAGTGGTCGCTACTACTCCCGCCTCCCGTAAGGCCAAGGGGCGGCGGCTGCAGCAGGCGGTCCGGCAGGACCTGATCGACTGCCTCGGCATCGACCCGGGCGACATCTTGTCGACGGCGATGGGGCAGAGCGGTTGCGACCTCTATCTCTCGCCGGCCGCCCGCGAGCGGTTCGGCTTCGGGGTCGAGTGCAAAGCCCGGGAGACCATCTCGCTGCCCGCCTGGTGGAAACAATGCGAGACCAACGCCTCAAAAGTGGGGCTCGTCCCATTGTTGGTGTTCAAGCGGAACAGGGAGGAGCCGCTCGCGGTGCTCCGGTGGAGCGACCTGCTCGCGCTGCTCCGGCACGATCACCGATGGCAAAACCTCGCCGAGGGGCTGATGGGAGGTGAGCGGCCATGACCTATCCGATCACCTGCCCAAGGTGCGGCAGTCACCGGGTATCAGTCGAGAACTTTTGGGCAGACTATGGTTATACGATCCCAATCCCTGGCCGAGAGGACCGCGGCCCGGTAGTCAAGGGGGCATGGTTCACCTGTTGGTGTCAGGATTGCCGAGTAGGGTTCGAAGTTCGAGCAACTGGGTTTGAGGTATCCATCGGATCCACCATGCCGGAGAGTGCCGCGAAAGACGCAGAATACTCTCTATCAGAGGGCGAGCAGCCATGACCCGGATCATCCGCGTCGAGACCTGCGACCGCTGCCCCTACGTGTGCGGTTCGCGGGGATGCCGGCACCCGGACGCTCTCGTAGAGGTCGCCGGGGTGCTGACGATCCGCATGTTCGACGACTACTTCGTCATCCCAGACTGGTGCCCGCTGGAGCAGGTCGCCCCAGACTGGAGGCCGCCCGCGACCATCGACCTCAACGGCCCGCCGCGCTACACGCGAGGCATGACCGACGGCACCTCAGCCTCTAACCTCGACTGGAGGCGGTCGCCGTGACTGCTACACCTCGGGAGGGCAACCTCGTCACGGTGAAACTCGACCGGGATGTCGTCGCCCGCCTCGCCGCACTCAAAGTCACATACGGCAGGCGGTCATACTCCGAGGTTATCCGCGACCTCCTCCGCATAAAGTAGTAATATTACTAAAACTACTAAAAACATCCCTCTTTTTCTATTCCGGGCGCCCATATACTCCCTAAGCCATTTCGGAGGCTCCGACATGTCAAGACTGGCAACATTCCTGATCGCGGTCCTCGACGCGATCCGCGCACTTTTCTCCCCTGCATCGCCTCCCGATCCTCTCGCCCCGCGCGATCCCGGCACCCCTGCCGCACCCCGGCCCCGCGCGCTCTCGCCGACCGTCCGCGCCTTCATCCTCGGCGGCCACACTCCGCAGGTTCGGGCGGTGCTCGAACAACAGATCAACGACTACGAAGCCGCCGGGCAGACCTCCTACACGCTCCGGTATCCTGGCGGCTACTACCTCGTCAAGGACGGGCAGGTCGTCGGTTCCGGGAGGGGTGAGGAGTGATCGAGGACCTCCCCGACCTCGCCCCGATCGCCGCACCGCTCGTGACGCTCGCGATCGGTTATCTCACAGGGAGCCTCGTCTACCGCAGGGTTAAGGCGGCCTTCGACGAGATGGTCGATCTCCTCACGACCATCCGCGACGCCTGGGAGGACGACGCGATCACGGAAGATGAGTTCAGCGCCATCGTCGAGCAGGCGGGCCACCTCGCGGACTCCCTCAGGGGGTGACGATGAAGAAGATCGCCGGGGAGGTGATTGACTGATGGCCCGGACAAACGTCGGTGCGGCCGCGAAGACAAGCGCCCCTCGCATCACCGCCGCTGAGAGGCGCCTCAAAGCCCTCGACCTCCGGAAAAAAGGGTTTAGCTACACGCAGATCGGGACAAAACTCGGCTGCTCCCGGCAGACCGCCTGCCGCTACGTCATCTCGGAACTGGAAGTCCTCGCCGACAAATGCCGGGAGGAGGCGGCGCGGGTTCGGGACCTTGAACTCCAGCGGCTTGATGAGCTCTACCTCGTCGCCTGGAAAGCGATCGCCGAAGGCAGCGATCTCGGCGCCATCGACCGATGCCTCCGCATCATGGAGCGTCGGGCGAAGCTCCTCGGACTGGACGCGGCGCAGAAGGTCGATGTGAACGGCATCGCCACGCTCCACTTCGACAAGGAGGACGAGGGGCTGTGAGTGGTATCAAGAAGACCCCCAAGCAGCGACAGGCGATCGCCCTCATGACCGATCCGGAGATCCGCACCATTCTGCTCTCTGGGGGGTCCCGGTCCGGCAAGACCTTCATCGCCTGCTATGCCATCGCGGTCCGGGCACTCAAGGCCGCAGGCTCCCGGCACCTGATAACCCGATTCCACTTCCGCGACGTCAAGAACGCCGTCGGCCGGGACACAATGCCGAAGGTACTCAAACTCATCGGCACCCCCTACACACTCGACCGGACAGACTGGTTCTTCACACTCCCGAACGGCTCCGAGATATGGCTCGGCGGGCTCGACGACGACGAGCGGGTCGAGAAGATCCTCGGCATGGAGTATGCGACGATCTACTACAACGAGTCGTCCCAAATCTCTTACCACGCCTATACTACAGCGCAGACCCGTCTCGCGCAGAAGACGGATCTCGTGAACAGGGCATACGTGGACTGCAACCCGCCGACCAAATCCCACTGGCTCCACAAACTCTTTCTGGAACACATCGACCCGGAGACCCGCGTCCCCGTCCCGAACCCGGACCGCTATGCTGTCCTCAACATGAACCCGATCGACAACCGGGAGAACCTGCCGGACGGCTACATCGAGGACACGCTCGCCTCTCTCCCCGAACGCAAACGCCGCCGGTTCCTCGAAGGCGAATGGCTCGACGACCCGGAGGGCGCGCTCTGGAAGCGGAGCATGATCGACGAGCACCGGCACATCGGCGCTCCACCCCCCCTCGCCCGGATCGTCGTCGGCGTGGACCCCGCCGTCACCGGGAGCGAGACAAGCGACGAGACCGGGATCGTCGTCGTCGGCAAGGACGCCGCCGGCCACCTCTACGTGCTCGGGGACTACTCCGTCCGGGGCACCCCGCTCGACTGGGCGCGGCAGGTGGCCTGGGCCGTCGACAAGCACGGTGCGGATCGCGTGGTCGGGGAGACGAACAACGGCGGGGATCTCGTCGAGGTCAACCTCCGCACCGTCAGCAAGAACCTCCCGTTCAAGAAGGTGACTGCCAGCCGGGGCAAGTACATCCGGGCCGAGCCCGTCGCCGCCCTCTACGAGAAGGGGGAGGTGCACCACGTCGGCGCGTTCCCGGAGCTCGAAGACCAGATGTGCGAGTGGCTCCCCGGCGATGAATCTCCGGACCGCATGGACGCGCTCGTATGGGCGATCACTGAACTCGCATCAGGGCCGGGGCACGTCACCATCCCGCCCGAGTGGCTCTCGTTCGGAGGCGCCCGATGAGTCTCGCCGGCTGGCTATCGCTGGCGTTCGGCGTGCTCTTCGCGTTCGCCGTCGCCGTCTGCATTATAGGAGGCTAACATGGCAGAAGAACCAGAACTAACCCCGAAAGAAACCCGCGTTACGCGCGGCACCAAGGCAGAAGGCGAGGTCTCGTTCCAGTCGAGCGAGAACGCCTACACCGCTCCGAAGATCACGCCGGAGACGGCCCGGAACTACTTCGAGCAGAACATCCACCTCGCTACGCAGATCGTCAACCTCCTCCCGCAGGTCTTTCCCGGGGCGCCGGACATCTACGTCGAGGACCGCGACCTGGAGCGCGTCGACGACCTCTCGCGATGGATCGCCCGGACCGCCGAGAGCGTCGGGATCTACCCGAGCATGAAGGCGTCGTGGATCGACACCATGAGCCACGGCTGCAGCGTCAAAAGCGCCGGGTATGTCTTCAGGAACGGGCGATACGAGATCGACGAGATCCGGGATCTGCCGGCGATCTCCTTCCGACAGCCGCCGCGGGACCTCGGTATGTTCCAGGCCCCCCCGAACCCGCTGATGCCGGGGGTCGTCTGGGACGTGAAGGAGAAGCGAGTTAGGGTCTTCCAGACCCTCGACGACACGCTCGCCCTGCACGAGCTCAAGAACTTCACGATCATCCGCGACCCGAGCACCCCGTTCCCCGCCGGCCGGGCCTACTGTCTCCCGGCGTATCATATCATCGGCGCCATCGACCACGCCAACAAAGCCGCCGACCAGCAGGTGCACCGGGTCGGCGCCCCGCTCATCTTCCCCCAGATCACCGAGACGATCACGGCAGACCTCAAGACCTGGGGCGACAACTTCGTCCGCACCTGGGGCAAGGACACCGGGTTCGTCATCCCGCCCGGCGTGGCGTTCCCGGACGTCAAGATCCGGGAGAGCCAGACAGCCGCCGACCGGCTCAAACTCCTCGTCTCCTGGCTGGAGTTCTACTTCAACCCGACAACCGTCCTCCGGTCGGGCGCCGGCACTGTGATCGGGGCCTCGGATAGCGGCGCCATGCGGGTCTGGAACAACTTCATCGGTGGCACGCAGGCATGGATAGAAGAACAGTACGAGGCGTTCCTGCAACCGGTCCTGACGGCGAACGGCTACGACGACCTGAATGTCCGCATCCAGCTCAAGCGCCCGGAACTCGACCGGTCCACGGTCATCGTCGAACAACTCCGGGTCGGCATAGAGGGCAGGGCCCTGACGCGGGAGGACATTCGGCGCAACCTCTCTGAACTTGATCTGGGTGAACTCACCGACGAGGTCCGGGCGGAACTCGACGCGACCTACGCGGCGGCGCCGGCGCTCTTCGAGAACCTCGCCGGGTTCAGCCGGAAGGAAGGCCGCCCGATCTCTGCCGCTGAGCGCAAGATCGCCGCCGCCAACCTCGCGAGCCTCCGGGCGATTGAGAAGATCCTGGAGATAGGGGGCGAATGATGCCCCTCAAAGACCCCCTTCTCGACTGGATTGACGGCGAGAAGATCTTCGTAAAAGATCCCGGATGTTCTCCGGTTCTCGTCACGGTCCGAGTGTGGCCATCCTCGGCGTTCTACGCATTCCGCGACGCGCTCATGTACAGCATCCACAAATACGCCTCACGCCTCGATGGGAGCGCGCTCGACGAGATAGAGTGTTGACATGCCGACCGACGAGCAGCGCAAAGCCATCGAAGAGGTCCTCGCGGACCGGCAGGAGGCAATCGCCGCCGCCCTCATCGAGGAGGCCGAAGCCATCGTCCCGGTCGCAGTAGACTCAACCCTCGGCGAACTCCGGCGCCGAACCGCCG